TCAGAAAGAGTTTGTCCAACTACTGAGACTTCTTTAGCATTAGAAATAGTCATTGTTCTATCTTCGGAATCACTTGTTGTGTCTCCTGAATCCACCACTTGTATCACTGCAATATCAGTGTTGTGAATAGTAAATGTATATGACTCATCTGTAAATAAATTTAATGTAGATGGTTGTATTTTTATAGATGAGTTTGCATTTATTTCTTTTACGGTGCTGTCTATGTTGAGAACCGCCATAGTTACCGTATTTTTTGGTAATGTAATAAGTTTATATCTCATTATTTGATTCTCATCTACGAATGCTTCTAATAGTGGCATATTTTCAATAACTGCCCCATAAAAAGATGAACCATTTGGATGTGATGTATCCCATAGATTGTAATCTATTTCATCGTCTGCGAGTGCAAATTTTGTAATTTTAAAATTTTCTACACCTCTCGCTAATACTTCACGACCTTTTTTTGTTAATACTGCGTCTACTGTAATTGTTGTATTGTCTAAAAATCCCATTGTTTTTTGCTCCTGTGGAAATTATATAACTATTCTTTATCATTAATAAATATAAGAAAGTTAAATTTTATTATTATTTATTCAACCCTAAGTTTTGATTCTCCTGGTTCTTGTGTTGTTAATGAAGTAGGTGAAGTTAAAGTTATTTCAACCGCATCTCCTCCACCTGGTGCGTTGTCTTTTGTTACTTTAGTCCCAATGAAAAATGCATTTTCTAAATAACTATCAGAAATCACACTTTGAAACTCCGATTCTACGAATGAAGAACTATATGCTTTGTTAAGTGAAGCACTTAAAGAACTTGAATAAAACTTTTCTGTCTCTTGATTGATTGGTGATAGTCTTGATGATGAAATAAATGGTTGAACCACTTCTTCAAACTCTGTTGTTGTTCCACCAAAAACCACACTAGCGGTTGCGTATAAATCTCCGTAAGGTGATGTTGGGTCAATCTCATCTAATTTAACAAGAGTTTGTATTCCTAATCTACCCACTGAACCAGACAAATCACGATTGTTTACTAAGTCTCCGCCGTATGTTGGGAACTCTCCGGTAGCGACTAAAGCATTGTCAAGTGATTCAGAAATAAATCTTGTTACTTGTAATCCATCTTCCAATGGTGATGCGTTCTCAAAATATTGATTGTCAAATTCTGTTTGTCTTCTTGGGACCACTTTTGGTCTTTCCAATATACTTGGTTCTATTAATACACCAAGAGTTTCATTTGCCCTTGCTGGTATTAAATTTCTTAATTGTGTAAATACACTCGTATCATAAAATGTTAATAGTCTTAAATAATCAAAAAAATTATTTGAGTTTTGATATCGTTTAAAATAATCTATTTGTAAACTTTTGAGTGTTCTATAATTTTGTTTAAATTCATCACTTGGGTCTCCAATAAAATCATCAAAATTAAAATCTGCAATACTATAAACGATGTCTTCATTTACAACATCTGTTGGTGAAAAATAAACTCCCAATTTATCACTATCTATTGGTGCGAAGTCTTGTGATGACCTCTCTGCCCTTTGAACCGATGATAAATTACCAACTAATTTGTTATCTTCAATTCTTATTTTTGTTGCATTTCTACGACTTGGACCAACATCTGGCACTCTAAATTGTTCCTGGTCAACAAGACTTCTAAAATTATTTCCCGTAAATCCATCAATATTACTACCAGAAACTCCCCTTTCATAAGTTTGTAAATGTGAGACATTTGAGGATGTTAGTGTCAAATTGTCTGATGAAAAACTTATATTATCATCCAGCATATATCTAACTAACAATTCGTCAAACGAAGATGAATAACTATTACCATTATATGCTTTTGGTGTTCTGACGTGATTGTCAAATACATTTGCACTTAATGGTTCTGACCACAAACGATACTCCATCATTGAACCACTAAATCTACCACCGAAGCCAACATTCTGTCCACCAAGAAATACAAATCCACTACTGGTGAATGAACCATTTAATCTACTACCTGTTATGTTGTTTATATCAGTTGCTAAACTTGAAGTGTGTGATGTTAAACTTTGACTATCTTCATATATAACTCTTTGTCTAGTAGAATCATATTGTTTAGTTGTTAACTCGTAAACACTTTGACTTATTGCGATATCAGTTGTTAGTTCATCACCAACTGACAATCCATCTGTTCTATTTGCCGCTGCTTTTCTTGTTAACATAACCGACCAAAAGTCGTCATTATAAAATGGTAATTCTGATGATGTGACAAATGCACCTTGGTCAAAGCCAGAAGCACTTATCTGAAATTTTAAATGACCTAAATTATCAGATGTCCCGTTATCTTGTAAAGAGATAGCAAAGTCATTATTTTTTTGTAATAAAACTTGGTCTGATGAAGAAGGTGTTCTAAATCTAAATTCTATTGTGTCAGGTGTTAAACCTGAAGAATCGGTTGACCATTGTGATTTAATAAATTGTTCTGAATTAAAATCTAATGCGTGAGTAAATTTTCTTTTAATTTCATAATTTACACCTGTCCCTTTGTCTGGTCCACCATACTCACGAACTCTTAATATTGAACTTGGAATACCATAACAATTTAACAACCCTGTCATAGCTCTTCTTGTTCCCTTTGCTTTAATAAAGAAAGGTAAGTTTGCTAAAATTCTTTTCCATATTTCTTCTGTTACTTTTTCTTGTGGCGTTTCGTATTTATTGGTTCCGTCTTGATTTCTACCCAATAGATATTCAGGTAATGTCAATAAATTATTACCACTTGTCAATTCAACTCCTAAACTTCTGGCAAATTGTTGAGCTATATCTTTTGATATACCCTCAGATAACTTTTCTACCCTAACATTAACATCTGTTAATTTTGTTGTGTAGGTCCAAGTTTCATCAAATTGTTGACCTATCATATCCATAAATTCTAAGAATACATTGTTTTGTGAATCATTTTGAACGTGTCCTGGTAAAGAATTTCTCAATGAATTTTGATTTGTATTATCATATGATGAAGCACTTAATATCATATTATTATACCAAGCTGTCGCCTCTGAGGCGGTTATTGGTGCTAATACATAAGGTTCAGTGCTTGTTTGTTTTGGCCAAGCAGTATCGTGAAATTGTCCCTCTGATGAACTAACATAAGAAGAACTTTCAAAATACATAAAATGTTCAAATGGGTCAAAAGAATTAATTACTCTTTGTCTTTTATTTTCAAGACTTTGCACAAACTTAAGTGAATCTGCAATAGGAGCTAATGAACTACTCTCTGCACTATGACTTTCAATTAATTCTAATTTTGTTTTAAAGTTAGTAAGTCTTCTTTCGGCGTTTGAAAAATGAATAAAGTTTCCAAAACCAGTATCATCCGATTCTATTTGTAAATCAGTTGTTGTTTTTTGAAAGTCAATATTTGGTTGAACATCTAATAAACTACTTGATATCAATAACCTTTCAATATCTTTATTAGTTATATCATCATCACTCAACAAATCATCGTGACTTTGAAATTGTGTTGGACTAAAATTGAGCGGATTGTCTACTGAATTTAAATTAGGAATTCTTAAAAATATTTCATCTGATAATTCTGGATTAGGAACTAAAATTATATTATCTTCATAATCATTTAACATTTGTTGAGCAAAATAAACTTTATCAAATGGATTAATATTGTTCAATAATCTTGTTTTGAATCTAACTGCTCTTTTGTATTGTTCTGTATTTTCATTTCTCTCAATCAATTTATCATTTATCATTAAATAATAATTGTCACCAGTGACCATATAATTTTCAAAGTTATCAACATTAAATTTTTTATATCTTATAAACCAAGCACCGGGTGAATTCATATAATGGTCGTTAAAATAGCCGTCAGCATTAAGTCCAAAGTCATCTTCCATAATTTGTCTAAATGTTTTGTCAACTACTATTTTGTTTTCATCCACGACCCCTATTACTTTGAATCTACCTACATAAGAAGCTTCTGTTGTTGAAAGAAAATCTCTTATTTGAAGTTCTCCTCCAATTAAATCTTTAAAAAAATGATTTTCTACTGGTTGCTCTATTGAATATTTTACTATGTTGCTGTCCACATCCTCAAATGATATGTTTGGTAAAGATGAAGTATTTGGTGGTTCAAAATCTATTTCAGAATTCATAGTTACAAAATCTTCAAGATATTGTTGTTTTAAACTTCCTGGTTCTATTGGTGTTTCAACCTGATTATTACTGACGACGATTTCTCTTCTATTAGTAGATATATTATCAACATTATATTTAAGTTGTTGGGAATCAAATTCTCCAGCGATTTTTCGTAAAAATTTATATTTTACTTTAAAACTACCCTCTGAATAACCGCAATCACGAAGATGTTGTCCAACATCCATAACTATCTGTTTATTTAATCCAAACTCTATATCAGATAATGATAATTTTTTTTCTTGCAAAAGTGAATTGTTTAAATCGTAAACACCAAGTATAATGTAATCTCTATCAGGTTGATTACCAAAACTACTAAAACTTGGTGTCAAGTTAAAGTATTGATTTTTTTCTTGTGTTGTAAATGTATATGTAGGCATAATTTTTTACCTAAAAGGTTTCAAATTCAGTGTCTATTTCTTCTGAAAAGTTGGTGTTAAATAAAAATTGCTCTCTTGGACGACTTACATATTCAGTTATTTCCTCTTGAGAATCACCATCTTCAAATGGATTTTCAAACGATACCAAAAAACCTCGTTCATCACGAAATTCTTGTAATACTATTGAACCTGAATTATATGAACCTAATGCATTTAAAACTTCTCGTCTTCTTTTTTCTCGCAAAAAGTCTATAAAGTCATCATAATATTCTGAACGTTGTTGTGCTTCTTCTTGTGTGTATGGCATTATCTCACTACCCTAAATTCATAATTATCATCATAGAAATTTATCTGTTCGTCTGTTGTTCCACTACCACTAACTACTTTTATACAAAAACGATAATTTCTTTCTGCTTGTAATCCATCCATAAATAGATTAAAAAAATTACCTGTTGAATCACAACTAACTTTTGAACCACTACCATAAGGTATGATTACCTCTTCAGTTTCGGCGTCTCTTACTTCATAAAAAACTGAACCACTTGGTAAAACTTTTACATCTAATTCTGCTGGTGTCGTTCCAAAATTTGTTGTTGGGTATAATTCTCTACCAACTACTCTAAATTTTACTTTTGAACCTTCCTTATATTCTGGTCTTATATTTTTAAAATATATCTTTAATCTTTCTAAATCTGTTGAACTTAATTTTGTCAAAGGTGAAGAAGCAGAACCTGTATTCCAACTTGAGTCATCCCAAACTACTTCTAATTTAGGTGGATAGATTGTGTGTGTTTCTCTTGAGAAATATTTTAAGTTTCCTAATCTACTTGTGCTTGCTTCATCTTTTGTAGTATCACTACCTGAATTAAATGCGAATGAAGGGACGGAAGCTGTGGGATGTAGTATAGATTCTCGTTTTAGAATAAAGCCGTTGTTCGGGAAATCTGAACTTGAAAGTATATGATTGTAAACTAAGTTAGTTACATCTGCTCTAATATCTTTTTTATCAAAAGTCAAATCATACGAAGTGCTGACTTCAAAGTTATTAGCACTACTTGTATACCAAGCACCTCCGTCTGTCAATACGGAACCCGTTACCCAAGGTGTTTTAGCTTCTTGGTCTCGGTATTGATAACTCACTCCGTCTTCTGTCACTGGGTCGTGGTCAAGTTTTCCTGTTCCTTGTTTCCAACTACCACTAACCATATAAATAAAAACACTTTGCTCAGCTTCTACTTCTTCTGATGTTGCGTCATATAAATTTAAATGAAATTTTACACTACTAGTTTCACTTAATGAAGGAATAGTTCCCTGTTCTATTTGTTCAGAAATAAAAGTATAATCAAAGTCAATCAATATTCTTGATACATTTTGTACCGTTCCATTATCGGCAACCACTTTATTAATTTCTAATATCTCATCTAAACCTGTATTGATAGAACTTGTTGTTCCACCTGAATATATTGTTGCGTCTCTTTTTCCAAATTCAAAATAATGCATTATTGTTCTCCTACTACTTCACATTCAATGTCTGTGTTTGGAAATTTAACCTCAAAGATACTTGGGTCCAATGATGGATAAACGATTCCTTTTCTTGTTGCTGATGTTATATCGTAAACATTCCCACTATATCCACCTGATAATAAATTTTTATTTTCAATCACAATTAAATCGGAATTAGGATTGTTATGGTCAGGTGGTGAAACACTAACCACTCCATCAACTTTTAATATTTCGTTAGCGATATCACTCAAAATAATCGGTTGATTGATTTGCCATTTCGTAGTTTCAAAATGTCTTTTAACCGCTTGAATGGCTCTAAATGAAACATCATTATGATTCAAACCTTTACGAACCACGATTGAAAATTTAACCGCAATATTAATAATAAAAGCATTTTTAATATTGATTGCGTCAGTTAATATTCTATATTGTGAAAGGTATAATTTTAAATTTTCTTTTACTGCTTGATTTATAGATTGATAGTTTTTATTTTCATCATAACCCAACACATACATATTTAAAGCCAATGGATTAGGTATTGTTACCTCTTCACCATTTTGAATTTCTAATTGTTCATCTTGAGCGATATACGCTTTAGCTATGTTTCCAAATTTTTGTGGTAATGAATAAACTCTTGTAATGTAGTCTTGTCTTGTCACCGCTCTGTTTTGTGTGTTAAGATATGCAGCAGCATTTTCTTTTACTTCAGTCAGTGTTTCTTGACTTGCTCCACCAGCTGCAGGTGTCATATTTGAAACACTTAAAGTTTGTCTACTCGTGTTTAATAAATCTGTATCTAAACCTGTCTCAATTATTGTATAAGTTAAGTCAGTAAAGTTCGTAATGGTGTCTGACGGCACATTATGTTCAACTTCTCCACCATAATTATAAACAATGGTTAATGTTGTATTAGCTGGTGCTTGACCAAAAGTTTCAGTTTTTAAAAAGTTACTTGGGTCAAATGACTCATCTATTTTAGAAACTCCAAAACCTAATGCTGAACCAACATTATCTGGATTTGGAATTATTACTTCATCTGCATTATCACTAACACCTGAACCAAATCTTAATTCTGTTTTGTTATCCGCACGAACTCTTGTCGTAAATCTTTTTGACGCTTTAATTAACCTTAATAAAAAAGGTGTATCATTTTGATATTGTGATAAAGCAGGGTCATTAAGAGTTGTATTTTCTATTGATTCAAATATAGTGTCTTGTGCTAAGAAAGGAACCTCATAATATTTTTTACCATTACTATCAGTAACTGATATTATTTCTGTAACTTTTTCATTTGACAAAACAATCTTATCAAATTTTTTGGCAGTTGAAAATGTAAAAGTTTCAGTTTCTCTTGTTCCTGATTTTGCAATTCCTTTCTTTGACAATTTGTAATTTGTTGGATTAGTTCCTGAAGATGGTATCAATTGTTCAATTGCTAATGGGTCTAAAGAACTTGAAACTTTAAAATTAACATCATCTAATAATGTAAATTCAATTCCACTATCAGATTCAATAATAGAATTTGCAGATACGACACCAGCATAACTTAAATCGGGAACAAAATCTCCAGCGTCATTTGTCGTTGCTGGAACTATCACTGAAAAATCTAACTCTGCAGTTGCTGGAACTGCTAACTTAGGTTTATATCCATATGATTGTGCTATTGCAAAAATATTTTTTCTTTCTTCTGCTTGTAATAAAAGTGTTTCTCTAAATTGATTATCAATATAATAATTCATCAAATCACCAACATAAGCAGCCATTTCAATGAACATCATACCAGGTGATGTCTCGTTAAAATCATTATATGTTTTTGGGAAATGTGCTTTTGCAAACTCAATTAAGTTTGTTCTAATGTCTGCAAAATCTCTACCAAGATAATCTACATCTTTTTTTATTGTTTTTAAATTTGTTCCAAAATCTGGATTTGAATAATCTGGCATATTGTTAATCTCCGTTAAAAGTGAATGTTATTTGGTCTAAAGTATTTGGGTCCAAAGTAATTGAAAATTCTATCTGAACAAAAACTTTATTTTGATTGTTCTCATCTTGAAAAACATTTACTTCATTTAAAATGACATAAGGTAACCATTCTGAAATAGCTTGTCTTATAGTTTCCTCTGCTTTATCACGAACATCATTTATTAAATCATTTGTTATATTTTCAAATAATATGTTTGATAAGTTAGAACCCAGTGTTGGTTGGTGTGGTCTTTCTCCTGGTGTCGTTAGTAAAAGATTTCTTATATTAGATTTAACTTGTTCAAATACAGTTTTAGATTGTTTAAAAAATCCATATGTTCCAGCGTAACTTAATGGAAATTGTATACCAACATAAAAATCATCATTACTATCTATGTCAAATGTGCTCATTTATTATTAAGGTCTATAATTACCCTCACCCTCTTTCTTTTTATTAATTGCTTTCATCAATCCAGAATAATCACGAGTTAATGCATTTTGAACTCCCTCAGGAACCGCGTCTACTGAAACACCAGCTTTCTTAATTGTGTCAACTGCTGCCATTTCTCTAGCTCTTTCTTTATTCTGTCCTCTACCTAAATCTCCATAACCTAATACTTCTGCCATATTGTCAGAACCTAACACTCCACCGCCCAATGTAGGATACTCGTCAGTTTGTCCTGTTGACCCTAATGGTTTGGTGTTGTTCAATACTTCGTTCAAAACTGGGTTTTTACTATATTGTTTTTTAGGTTTGTTGACAACCTTTTTAGGTTTTGGTTTAGAAATCGTTTCTGACAATTTGATTTCTTCTTTATCATTAATAAATATCTCAGTCATCTGTTTTTTAACTTCTTTACGGACAACTAATTCTATTATTTTTATTAAGTCATTTTTTTTCATTATTACTCCTATTCAGTATTTACTGTTTTACTATAAAAACTTTTTGTGCTTTTTATTCTTTCTAACTCCCCATTTTCTTGGACCAATGCATTAATTCGTTGAACATTAGGTGTTGGTAGAGCTGTCTCGGTCGCTATCGCTGCTAAATTAGCACTTATTTGTGTATTTAAAACTATATCAATGACTCTACTAAAGTCACTATTTCCTTTAACTACTGGGTCCAAACCACCTATTTCTGCACCCATACGAATTGAATTTCCCATAAGTGAAGTGAAATCATTTGACCCAACTCCGTCTGTAACTTTTCCTCTTGGAACTTCTAATATGATTTCATCATTTGACAAAATAGATACTTGACTTTTAGTATCACCCGTTACGTCATCAGGTTGAAGTTTAGGTTTTGCATTAATTATAATTCTTTCAGAAGCTAGTATGGCCTGTGGTCCTCTATAATCGGATGAGATTTTTCTTTTACCAATAGTAAGAGCTGGTTCAGGTAATGTAACGACCTCATTGGTAGTTAAATATAATGAAGTTTCATCTAAATTTAAATCTTCAGTGTGACTTCTAATGTCATATTCGTCTCTATATCCAACAACTTCTGAATCTCCCCCTCCCCCTCTTTCTCTTGTAACTTCTCTGTGGACTTCACCAGCTCTGTCATACATAAGACAACCAGCCACTAATTTAATATTAGGTGATGATGTAAATGTCGCTCCTTCTCCACCTTCTCTGTTGCGTCTAACATTACTTCCTAATCTAATAGATTGTCCATACCTACCTTGTATAATTGTATCACCCTCTTCTGGTCTCAATCTAAATACTCTTTGGTCTTCTTCAAAATTTAAACCTAATGGTATGTTGGAACCTGATATGGTTGAAAAACTATGTTTTCTATTTTCTACTAAAACCGAATTAGTTAGAACTTTATCGGATACATTTGCAAGTTCATCATTTATATTACTAAGTCCATATTGACTTAATTGTGAAACTTTACCAGTATTATTTAATTTTGAAAAATAATAGAATTCCCCATTAAATTCAAGTCCTAAAACTATTTCGCCAATAAGTGGATACTGAATAATGTTTGGGTCCAGTGGTCTAAATATTTTTGTTTGTTCAATATTATCACCTTGTTGTGAAACTACATATCTACCTCTTATGGCTCCAAGTAAAGATTTTTCTCTTGCATAAGATTTTGAAATAGTTCCATCCGCGTCAAAATGACTTGTATCTTCTTCAAAATTTTTGTGTCCTGGTGGTGCAATAACTTGAATTGGTTCACCAACTATATCTTCAGGTACCGTAGTTCCAAAAAAAGTGGTTCCGAATGTTTCAAAATGGTCAAACGCCGAATCTTTTGGATTTACATAAACATCCAATACTTCAACTGGTTCTAATTCGTGAAATAAACTATTGGACAAAAGTTTTTCTATAAGGACTTTTGCTTCACCTCTAGTCAATACATCATTATCTGTTGTTGTATCGCCAATCGCTGGCTGTTTTTCTATGTAAGGCATTAATTTTCCTTTGTGATTGAAGACTCAATTTCATCTTTCTTTATTTGTAACTCCTGAACATCTGATTCTATTGCACTCATCAGTTGTTCTTTTTCTGCTTCTGATAAACCGAACTCATCTCCTGAATCTGATACTCGTTTTTCAGCTGCAGTAATTCTTTGAACGATTGTTGCTAACTTAACAAGTTGTTCGTCGTTCTTGACATTGATTTCTAAATACTCTTTTAACATAGGGATAATCTGAACGGCTGTATCTCCGTCCTTGATAAATCCCACAACCTCTTTCATCAATACTTCTAGTTGTTGTTTATTGGTTTTGGAATTATCATAGATGTCTTTGAATACATCTGATAGGGTTTTTCCCTTGAATATTTCGTAATCGTTTGCCATAATTTTAAATGTAGTTTATCAATAATAAATATAGAGATGTCAAAAAAAGGGGATATATATTTATATACTCATTGATTTTTTCAAATATATGTTATAGTTATTATACGAGTCGGATAAAACCGACTTTTTTAAATAATAAAAGGGGGAAACACAATGAAAGAAACTATGAAAATGGTAATGGAAGTAGTAGGTGGAATTAAAGATATACTACTTCATATTATCGGATTAGGGGTTCTCGTGCAATTAGTATTTGTAGGTGGATTCTTAGGCATAGACATTGTTGGTAATCTGATTAATTTAGTGAACTTGATTGGTAATGCAGGGTTTGCTGGATTCATATCACTATTGGTGATATTAGGATTACTCAATAAATAAAGGTGGAATTAACGGGCGGTAGAAATATCGCCCGTTGTTATATTATAGATTTTCCCAACTACCTGTCCATTTAGTTTCTATGGAACCAGTAGTCAAATAATTTTTTTGTAGATTGACGTGATGTTTCTTCATTACATTTATAACTCTTGTAATGTGTTGTGTATTTGAATTAGTCATTTCTCTAATCATAATGTATAGAGCTTTTTTATTAAAGTTCTCAATGTTCTCTCTGTGTTCCATAAGATATAAAACTGAATTCGCTACATCAATATCTTGTTTTCTTTTAAACACCGTTGCTAAATTATTATCCCAATACTCAACAAACAAATCAACATATTCTCGTTTAGCACTAATCATATCAGTTCTGCCAACTTCAGACATTGGGTCTCTTTTAAAATCAGTAACTTCTAATGCATCAGTTTGTTTCATCTTTTTGTAATTATTATTATTGTGTAGAATCAAATAGTTTTTTGCAACAATACTAAAATAACTAAATGCTTTAGAACCTTTTGTATGGTCATATTTATGCATATTCATATACAAGAAACTAACTACCTCGTGTTTAACATCTTCACTCGGAACATCAAAGTAATAAAACTTAAATGTGTGAATAATGTTTTCAGCTAACTTTTCAAAAGCGTTTCTAATGTGTTCATTGTAAATTCGTTCCCTCATATGTGGACGAGTCTCTGCATTGTGTCTTACAATTGCATCTTGTGTTTTATCTGTAAAATAATATCTTGTTGAACCTTTTTTTGCTTTTCTCGGCATTATATCTCCTGTTCTGTTATTTTTTCTAATTGATTTATTGCACTCTTAATGGATTTAAATACCACGCCAATTTCATCATCAGACTCAAAACTACCTTCGTTGTCTATTTCATTTAATGTATTCTGCGTGTCTTGTATTCTTTCTGCATAAGACTCAATCCAACTTTCCAATCTTTCTACTTTCCTCGTTAGATTAAATGTGGTCCAACTTAGTGTTATTACGATTAAACTTAGTATTACATATCCTATCATTTTTTCTCTCCAAATAGTTCGTTAAATATATCTTTCGGGTCTGTTGACTTAGTAAACTTTTCTTTTACTTCTGTATCAACTACCTTCTTTATTTTATTAACTGATTGTTGAACTTTTTTTGCCTCTTTCTTATTACCATTTCTCCACATATCTCTTTCGTAATATGTAGCCATCATATCAGCTTGATGTATGATGATTGGTATATGTGTTCTTAACATCTGATTTGGTTTTGCTGTTTTTAAATATGCTTCATTTGCCTTTACATACATTCCATCTGCTAATCTAATACCATAGAATTCTCTTGTAGAATATTTGATATCATATTGTTGTAATAAAAAGAAAGACCTGTCTGTAACATCCATATGTTCAATATCAGGATTTACATTATAAATTTTACCCATATTCTTTACGTGCCAATCTGATTCATTTGGTGTGTAGAATTCGTTTCCAAGTTCATCACCAACTTTACCTAAGTCGTGGTGCATAGCCGCAAAAACTAATTCTTCATCTGTGAAGTCAATTGTTGCGCCTGCGTCTTCCCAAACTTTTTTAAATTGTTGTGAGAATTTAATCACGTGTAATATATGTTCTACATATCCACCGACTTTTGAATTGTGATAGTGTTCTACTGAACTAGCTGGTGCTATGACCATCCTATCTTCTAAATCATCATACATTTTATTAAGTTTTTCTAATCTATCTCCACTAAATGTATTGTTGATAATTGTTCGTAAGTCTTTATAATTATCTTGTATTTGTTGTTCTGTTAATGTCATCTTCCAATATCTCCTAAATATTTTTCTTTTGTTTCTTCCCAACTCATACCAAT